CTGCACCGACTCAACCTAGAAAAGAAGTTCAAATGCCTAGTAAAAGTGGTTTGGCTATTGGCTCACACGTAGGTAGGAGATTGGTTAGTGCGGGTAAGGCTCAACGTTATTAATTAATTCTTATGGATAGTATGAAGGATCTCCTTAAGATCCTGCACACACTTAGAGAACGAGCCGGCGAAATACCTTCAGGCAGTAAGAAACCACTTCGTGGCTTTGATGCACTAGCCAACTTTACTGGTAATTTTGACACTAGCAAACTAATTCAAGACTTTGTAAATTTAATAGAGGGTATAAAAAACGACTCTCCAGAAGAAGCTCAACGTGTTTTAGAAGCTGCTCGTAAACGAGACGATCAAGCTCTTAAAAGTTTGCAAATTGGTGATCAAGAAATTCACCATGGAACTGGTCATGCAGAAATTAGGCGAAGTGAACGTGGTTTAACTATTCAAGATCAAGTAGAAAACCGACAACGTATTAAAGATACTGGTCGGTCTATGGGTTCTACAAAAGGTAACCTTGAATATAGTGGCTTAGGTTTTGACGCACACAGAGGACGGAACAGTCCTTTTAATGCGCACTTTGGTTTAGGAGGCAGACTATTACCTGATTCAGGTGATGTAATTACCAGTTCTAACGATTGGTGGGGTTCTTACACAAATAAAATTGAACCTCAATCTATTACCGGTTCAAGTCTTGGTATTATTGCTGACCAGCCTTACAAAGAAGCTCTTGCCTTGCAAATACTTAAAGGTGGTGGCTCTGAAGAAGCTGCTTCTTTAATATTCCAAAAGCAATTAGATGAAAGTACTAATGCTGTTACACCTTTAACACGTGAGGCTCGTAAAGGTCTTAAAATGGGAGGTGGTATTCCCGATGTAGGTTTTGAACCGCCTACAGAAACTAACGTAGCAGATATCTTTAACAAAGTCGGTGGTGATGGTAAAGCTCTTGTTGAACAAATATTGAGA